CGATTACTGCAAGAAACACAAGGAGTTTTCGGAGCGAAAAGAGCTACTAAAAGACAATATCAAAATGAAGTCGAAATTAAACGTTGCACACGGGATAAAAAAAGGTGATATTAATTTGTCGTTATGGTATCTTGAACGCAAATGCAAAGATGAATTTTCACCGAAACAGGAAATAACGCACAGTGGCACAATGGACATAAACAATCCTATGGCAAATCTCACGACCGACGAATTAAGGAAGTTGATAGGCGATGGATAAAAATTTAATAATGCTTGAGGCGAAAAAAGAACTTGCAAGACGTGAGTTCTTTTATTTTTGTCATTTATCTGCACCGTCGTTTTACAAAACAGACAGAAAATTTCTTGTCAGACTATGCAACGAAATGCAATCGTTTTACGAAAGTGATGAAGACGCACTGATTATAAACTTACCGCCACGACACGGCAAGAGTCGTACGGCATCAATGTTTGTTGAGTGGGTACTCGGCAGAAATCAAAGTGAGAAGATAATGACCGGTTCATACAACGAAACACTGTCGACCACGTTTTCAAAGACGGTCAGAAATGCGATACAGGAAGAAAAAGCCGATGAAGAAAAGATTGTGTACAGTGACATATTCCCGAACGTCAGAATAAAGCAAGGCGACGGGGCAATGAATCTATGGAGCTTGGAGGGCGGTTACAACAACTATCTTGCAACATCGCCGTCGGGTACGGCAACAGGTTTCGGAGCAAGTTTATTAATTATCGACGACCTTATCAAAAATGCGGAAGAAGCATACAACGAAACAGTGAAAGAAAAGCATTGGGAATGGTTTACGAACACAATGCTTTCACGACTTGAAGAAAAAGGCAAGATAATCATCATAATGACACGATGGGCGTCGGGTGACCTTGCGGGACGTGCGATTGAGTATTTCAGCGAGAACAACATATCGCACAGAGTAATCACGATGAAAGCCGTATGTGATGACGGCAATATGCTTTGTGATGAAATCTTGTCACGGAGCAGTTACGACTTAAAGATTAAGGCAATGGGTGCGGACATAGCAAGTGCGAACTATCAGCAAGAGCCGATTGATTTGCAAGGCAAACTCTACACAACGCTTAAAACATACGACAGTTTACCGCCGATTACGCAGATACATGCATATTGCGATACCGCCGATACAGGTGCGGATTATCTCTGCAACATAATATACGGCATATACGGCAAAGAAGTATACGTCATAGACGTGTATTATACCGACGAGCCTATGGAGATTACAGAGGGTGAAACGGCACGCAGATTATACGAGAACAACGTCAATCTTGCAAAGATTGAAAGCAATAACGGCGGACGTTCGTTCGCAAGACGTGTTCGTGAAATCCTTGCCGAAAAATACGGCAGTAATTTTACAACGGTGAAATGGTTTCACCAAAGCAATAACAAAGAGGCACGAATATTATCCAACAGTACTTGGGTAATGGAGCATATATACTTTCCGTCAGATTGGCATATACGCTTTCCGGAATACTATAAGGCAATGACGACATATCAACGTGAGGGCAAGAACAAGCACGACGACGCACCCGACGCAACAACGGGTATTGCGGAAATGATGAACAGGAAAAAGGGCGGACTGTCAATTTTAAAGTAGGTGATAAAAATGGATTTGGAAACAGTGAAAAAGCTGATAAAAAAATATATACCCGGACACGAGAATTTTATATCGAGAGTGCAGACGGCGGAAAGGTATTACTTAAACGACAACGATATTTTGCACATAAAGCATAGCGAGGACGAAAAGCCTTTGAGAAATGCCAATAACAGAATACCGTCAAATTTTCACGGCTTGCTTGTAGACCAAAAGTCTGCATATATGTTTACGTCACCGCCGTTATTCGATGTCGGGAATAAATCTGCGAATGAGAAAATAAGCAATATACTCGGCAGTCGATACACGAAAATATGTTCAAGACTTGCGATAAATGCGTCAAATGCGGGTGTGAGTTGGATTCACTACTGGGATAATGACGGATTTAAGTACGACGTTATAGACAGCAAGCAAGTTATACCGATATGGAGTGATACTTTGGAACACGAACTTACGGCGTGTTTCAGAACGTATCAAGAGCTTGACGATAACGGTGACACTTATCATGTTTATGAGTATTGGACTGATAAGGAATGCAGTGTATTCCGTAAGAAGATTGGCGACGGTCTTGAACGGCTTGAAATGTATAATATGTTCAACGTGTATGACGTTGAAACAAACGGAACTGTATGTAACGTGTACAGTCATAATTTCGGACGTGTACCGTTTATTCCGTTTTTCAATAACGGCTTTCATCGTGATGACCTTACACCGATAAAAGGACTTATTGATACATATGACAAAACGTACAGCGGTTTTATAAACGACCTCGAAGATATACAGGAGATTATATTCGTGCTTAGCGGATATGAGGGCGAGAGCCTTTCGGAGTTTTTGACACAGCTCAAGAAGTACAAGACTATTAAGCTTGATTCGGAAGAAGGAGCAAGCGGAGGACTTTCGACTTTGACGATTGATATTCCGGTTGAGGCAAGAGAGAAAATGCTCCAAATGACACGCAAGAGTATTTTTGAACAGGGTAAAGGTATTGACCCGGACCCACAGAATTTCGGTAATTCATCGGGTACGGCATTGAAATATTTGTATTCACTGCTTGAACTCAAAGGCGGTATGGCAGAAATGGAGTTTAGGAGTGGGTTTGAAGAACTCATCAAAGCGATATGCGATTACAGCGGTATCGCTTGCGAGAATGTCACACAGACGTGGACAAGGACAAGCGTTTCAAACGACACCGAACTTGCGGATATAGCACAAAAAAGCGTTGGTGTTATATCTCAACGCACGATTATCGAACGTCATCCGTTTGTTGAGGATGCAGATAAGGAAATGGAGAGAATTGCGGAAGAAAAGGACGACAGTGACGATATAATGGGTGGACATAATGAACGAGTATTGGAAGAAGAGGAACAGTGAGCTTTTAAAAATCCACGCACAGAAAGCCGATGATATAGAACGCGAACTTATAAAAGAGTATGAAAGGTCCTTAAACGGCATAAAAAAAGAGATTGAAACGTTTTACGCAAGGTATGCTGATGAAAACGGTATCAATATGGCAGAGGCACGAAAGCAGTTAAGTCGTGAAGAACTTAAAGGCTTTAAGATGTCGCTTGAGGAGTTTAGGGAAAAGGCACTCGATAACGCAGACGGCAAGTGGACGACAATGCTTGATAATGAGTATATGCGTTCAAGGGTAAGCCGTTTGGAGGCACTCAAATATCAAATGCGTGGAGAAGTCGAACTCTTGAAACAAAAGCAAGAGGATAAATTTTCAACATCACTTAAAAAGGCATACAGTGATACATATTATACAACAAATAAACATATTGCCGATTCGGTTGATTATGCTGTTAATTTTGCAAAGTTCGACCGTGACACGGTAAAGAATGCGATATATGAAAAGTGGCTTGACGGAAGTAATTTCTCCGACAGGATATGGAACGATAAGCAGAAACTTTTAAGAGAACTCAATACAAATCTTGTACAGGGCATAACAAGGGGCGACAGTCCCGATAAAATGATTAAAAATATTTCTGCAAGAATGAATGTTTCAAAAAGCCGTGCCGCCGCATTGTATCAGACGGAATATACGCATATTATGGTTGACGCAAGATTGCAGTCGCTAAAGGACGCAGGCTTTGAAGAATACGAGATTGACGAGAATATGGACAGTGATATTTGCAGTGAATGTGCAAGTATGCACGGTAAGCATTTTAAACTTTCCGAGTATCAGCAAGGTATAACCGCTCCGCCGTTTCATACCCGTTGCAGAGGTACAATAACGGCATATTTTGCGGAAGATGAAAAACAAGATGACGATGCGGAAACACAACAAGATGACATTGATTATATGTCAAAGGCATTTGGCGGTGACAGAAATCCGAAAATCGGCACCGAAGTTAAACAAGCCGAAATAAGTATGAATAACGGTACAACGGAGAAAATCAAACTAAATCCGATTACAAACAGTCAGTTTGAAATGTTTGTTGATGATACGAATATTGCGAATAAAAAAGCAATTAAACTTGCCGAACGTAGTTTGAGTATTATACAGAAAACGATTGACGGAAAGGTAGAAATGCCAAAAGTAGCGATAGTTGATTTTGATTTGAATAATTTTGAACCGACTGCTATTGCGGGTTACGACAAACGCACGGATATAATGTACATAAACGGTAAATATATGACTGTTAAAGACATTATCAAGTATGTAAATGAACAAATGGGAATGTTTGCAAACAAAACAGAATTTGCACCATATTTACACGAGATAGGACACAAATATTTTGAAAATTGTGTAATTTCTATTGCCAAAAAGCATAATTTGAGTTATAAT